GCCTAATGCGGCGAAGGGGGCTTGGGCAAATGTAGCGTAGCCAAACACTCCACTGCCTTAAGTAGCAGTCAGCGAGAAGGTGTAAGTAACGTTCAGTGTGTCGCCGCTGTCTACAAGCTTGTCACCGCCAGTGAAGTCACCAGCCGAGAACAAAACACCAGACGATCCGCTTGCTACTGTACACAGAAACGCACCGCCAATAGTGACTGTAGCGTTCATGGCAAACGATGATGGCGAGGCAGAGTTAGTAGTAACAGATGGGTTAGCCGTTGTAGCCGTACCAAACGTAACTGCTTTGCGTGAACCCGCGTATGCGGTGCTTTCAGTCCAACCGACATGGGATGCCAATGTGTCGCCAGCAGCAAAAGTAGTGCCAGAGCCGGGGCCAGTAACAAGCCCAAGAAAAGGCGAAGCCGTGTACACAGCACCTTTGAAGTACTGGGCATTCATGTCCTGCACGCCTTGGTTCATCACAAGGTTGTGGAACGTATCAGTCCATTTGACTTGACCGTCAGCGCCAACGCACTCAACGGTATACATACCGCCAGCGCCCACTTGCTCCGTGGAGATTTTGTTGGCAATCAGACCCGCGGTGAGGGTGTCTTTGGCTTGGCTATTTTCTAAATTAGGCATGGTAGCTCCTGTTAACTAATTCGCACGATTGCGCTTGTGGCACTTGCTGTTGGGAAAATGATTTGGAAAGTATCGTTGGTGACAGTTTTGTCTGCACCAAAGTCCAGCACAGCGACAGACTTGTTACCTTCAGTGCTGTTATAGATCAGAGCGCCACGAGCCGTAAAGGTAGCGCTCGTCCACGTTGAATTTGAAAAACTGACAAAGGCAGTCGGGACGCTCTGAGTGTTGTCGCCAGAAGTAGGGCTTGTAGAGATAGCCAGCGTATTCCCGCCAGCCGTGTATCCAGCCCCAACCACTTCATTGCTTGTTGTGTAAACAGTCGTAGTGGGGCCAATACCAGCCGCTGCGGTGTACAAGGCAATTTTGAATGTGTCTGGGGACGTAGGGCCAAAGCTATGAATTGCTTGGAGCAGTTCAACTTTAAAGCTAGTCGTTGTGGCTTGAGCTATTGTCATGTGACTGCCTGAAAATGGTTGGATTTCCGAATATTCTCAGCGCCGGGAATGACGCGCAGGTTGTTTGGGGTGTGTAGCCCTGAGACGAGTTTACCCTGCAATGGGACGATATGGTCAACATGCCACACAAAACCAAACATTTTGGTGCGCAATGCAGCAAGCTCGTACGCTTGCGTAATCATCCAGTGGTCATCTGATGTAAGCCATACCGGGGTGCGCTGGAGTTTAGATGCTCTACGTTTTGCGCCAATTTTGGCGTAAACATGCAAATTGTTCCGTTGATATTCTTGCTTCTGTACCCGTAACGCTGCTGTGTTTTCTGCGTAATATGCTCGTGTTCTTGCCACTAACTTATCTGAAAATTTGCTGTACTGCGTTTGATTGTGTGCGGCTACGCTTGTGGGGTTGTTACTACGCCATACTTTTACTGCTATTTGGCGGCAAGCTAGGCACTCGCCCGTTTTAGCGCGGCGTGCAGAAATATGCCCGTGCTTACACTCTACACCTGTAAAGTACTGTGTTGCATTCGCTGCAAGGGCAGTCTTTTGGGTAGCGTGCATTACGTTACCTTGATCCGTACTTGCCCACTGCGATACGCATCTTGACGCTCAAGTCCATCCCCAAGACGCTTGGCAAGGGCGAGAGCCTCATTGTACTTGGTGTTGTATAGTGTGACTAAATCCGGCTCACCCTTCATGTAATTATAGGCTTCAACCAAGCTACCGTACAGCAGCACAGAATCAAAGTTATCGCCCAGCCATGACGTAGACGCTGTAGTAATCGACTCAGGGTAGTAGAAATAGTGGAGTTCCGTGCTGTAGGTTGCATCTGGTGTTGGGCCAAGAATAAAAGTAAGCTCGTTTTCGGCGTTACTCTGAGGGCCAAACAGCGCGTAGTACTTGGGGATGGCCGTATCAGTTGGCTGTGGGTATGCTTGTCGGATGAAGTTCACGTCTTTGTTCAGCAAAAACTCGTACGCCCCTAGAGCATCAATGACCGCGATAGAGTACACCGCCAAAAAGTCACTAGGGCAACCCAAATACTTGTTGTTTGCCGTGATGCTGCCAGTCACGTTCTTGCGAAGCGAGGGGAACTGAACCGAGTTGTAAATGCGTTGCTCAGCCTGCGTGATAAGCAAGTTGATCTGCGTTGTGCTGGACACGGTTGCACCACTCGCCAGATACGTCTCTGGGAATTGATTCTCCGTGTACGACTGGATAGCCGCTACAAGCTCGGTGTAGTTCATGCTTTATGCCATTGGGCCACGAGCCATCAAACCTTTGGTGGCGCAGCCAGTACCACGGATTTTAATGCCCGAGGTTTTGGTTGGCGGGTAGTCTTGGCTGCGGGTATTTGCTACAGAAACGTTGGCTTTACGCATCGTCTCTTTAGCAGGCTCCTCGCCCACCACAACTGTAGGAACTTTTTTTGGTTGCCTGTATTCAGCCATGATTAACCCTTTCGACCGGGAGATTTTTGATTGGCTATTTTAGCCAAGTTGCGCCCCATCTTCAACATGTCGCTGTTGGTCTTGCCCCCAGCACGCATTTTGGTCGGCTTTTGGCCGGGGTGCATATTTGCTTCGTGCTTGCGCACTGCTTTCTTTGCGTCCATCATCGACTCCTTATGTCGTAGTAACCGTAACTGTACCAACTTGCACCGCTAAAGCCAAGAGGTTTGGCGTTAACAGGTCGTCAAAAAACTGTGACCCACCAACTGGGTTCCAACCCCACTGAATATTTCGGCTCCCTTGCCCCAAGTAACCATCTACCAACAATCCCGAAGCTACATAACTTCGGTCTGGCCGTGGATCACGTAGACCCTGTGGGTCATCAACTGGGTACATACCTAACTGCAACTGCGGCTGATCAGGATCCCAGCACTCAGGACATACGAGCAAATTGTACGTCTTGGTCTTAATGACTTCCTTCTTCAGCAGTTTTAACTTATAGCGTTGCCCGCATCGGTCGCATTCCGAAATCGCATTCTTACCGCTGGCGAACCTATTACCCATGTCAGTTTATAAACATTTGGCGCGGCACAAAACGTACCGATGCCTTCTCGCGGTCTTCATCCGCGGCCAGCTGCCAAGCCTCGTCATACTGCGCTTTGAGCATGGGGAGACGCTCAAACCCCGAAGGAATTTTGCCTGCTAAATAATAGGATAGGCCCGCTGCCATGCAGGGTACAAACCGGAACGGTACGTCCATGACGTTAACACCGCCGCCAGCATCTTGGGTACGGCGTAAACGCCAGTAAGCCAGCGTGTATGTCTGTGAACCATCGGGTGTCGGCCAGACAGTAACGGCTGGCAACTGCTCCCAGTACACGGCTGTGCCAGTGGTATGCGTGGCTGCGGTACTGTCGTTCTGGCCGCGGAAACAGTTGTTTAGGGTATTCCCTGAGATATAGCCGAAGTTAATGGTCTCGTTGTCAATTTTAACAAAACCAGATGCGGGTAAACCCACGGTCGAACTAAGGGTAATCGTTGTAGCTGTTGCGGTAATACCACCATTTAACGTCAAACCCGTAGGGGAGCTTTGAGCGTTGTACCGCTGAATCCAAATCTGGATAGGCCGCGCCTGCTGGATTTTGTTGGGGATCGTAGCGTACGTAGAAACACTAATACGAGTTATGGTCAGATCAGCCTGCGTAGATGCTGCGTTGCCACCAGTACGGATGACGTGCTCAAGCAGATCAACGGTGTCAGACGGTAGCGCGTAGGTGTTCTGCCCTTGTACAAACGTGATGGTGCCCGGCTCAATCGTCCACATGTTGATGCCACGGTTGGCCCAATCAGCAAACATAATGTTCAGACTGCGCCGTGCCGTGCGGAGATCGTAACCCGTACGCAGCTCGCTACCGGCGCGTTCAAACGCCTCCTCGACCAACTCAGTTAGGTCAAGGTTAAATGCGGATGAGCCGGAGGTGTTTGCCATTATCTAAATCCTGCTGTTTTCTTCGCAATTGTTTTGGGCTGGGCTACGAATTGCTTCCCGGCTTTTTTGCCAGCACGTTTCGCACGAGTTGTAGCAGCGTACTCAGCCGGGCTGAGACTTTTAATCGCAGCTTCTGGAAGGTATCTTTCGCCGGTGTCAGAAGATTTTTTACCACTTTTTGTCCTCCATTTTTGGTCACCCCAGTCTTTGAGGGATTTCTGCGGTGCCTTCATATCAGTCCCTGTACCCACCACCAGCGGCTTTATATCGTTTAGCCATCAACTGAGCCTTACGGGCTGACCACTGTCCTGCGCCTGTACCCTGCACTGCGGCAGCTTTAACACTGTTAAAAATGCGTTTGCGTAGTTCAGGCTTGGTGTAGTTACCAGCTTCATTGACCTTGCCGCCTTCGGCGTACATATCCACCGGGTAATCGCCGTCCCGCTTCTTTACAACTCGAGCTTTAGGCATTTTACGGGGGTTAATGTCCCCCATGCCACGGCTAGACATCATAATTACACCATCTTGCCACGAGTGTGGCCTTTAGTAGCGATGCCATCAGCACGACTAGAAGCGGAACCGCCGTTCTTCATACCCTTGCTGGCATTTTCATAGGCTTTGTCTGTACGCTCTTGTAGCTTCATTTCAGCAGCTTCCTCGCGTGCGGCTTTCTCAGCGTCACTCATAGAAGCTTGTTTAGCCGTAGGGCCACCCTGACCACCACGACCCGCACCAGACAGATTTTCTTCTTTAGGGACGTATGTGCTACCACCTTTTGGTGGGCGCTGGTTCATAACTACGCCACCGGGTATGTCAGTGCGGTATCGGCCCCCCGTCGAATCTGCAATTTCTTGCTCTTGGGGAGTAATTTTACGAGTTGCCATGATGGCTCCTTAACAGGTTTTACCGCCGCGCTTCATACCCAGAGGGTTAGCTGCGCCCATCTTGACCATAGTGCCCTTGGTTTTACCCTTGGTGGCAACACCGTCACGGCTAGGAGCTGCGGTACGCACGGTGCCCATTTTGGCGCTCGTGATACCGCCATTAGCCATTTTTTTCGTGCTTTTCATTTCGGATACCTCGTGTTTAATCATGGATTTTGGAGCGCCAGCTTTTTTCATGAAGCCAACTTCCTTCTGCATCATTGCTTTAGATTCTTTCATATCCCCACCTTTGTTAAAAAGTTCAGTCTTACCTTGACGAGTTTTGGGCTCGTTTACTTTCTGAAGATCAGGTCTGGTCTTAGGACCACCAAACTTGACGCCTTTGCTTGCTGCACTAAAATCTTTAGCCACAGACACCGGTACACCCGCTTGCTTAGCAAAATCTGGGTTATGCGCTGCGGCATCCATGAACCGCTTTTGCTTTGCACTTGTGGCTGGCATTATTTACTCCACCAATGAACAAGCTGAACGATCCCAGCGCCAACCGTACCGGCTGCGCCGCCAACCAGCATCAATACTTTCCAGCCACCCTTGGCCTCGGACAGAGTAGCATTGATGGATGTCAACGTAGCCTGCATGGATTTCATGGTTTCCAGCATCTTGTCCATGTCTTCCTGCATGTGCTTAATGTCAGCAGCATGAGTGGCAAGTTCACGAGCGGTAAGAATCTCTGGCGTACTCATGTCAACACTTCCACGCTCTTAGCGATTTATTGATGCGGCTATCCGGGTCTTTGGCGGTCTTGGGACTCGTTAGCTTCTTTTTCATGCCCGTCATTCTGGCGCAGAAGGAGTCTTTGCGGGAGCCGCCTTCTGGCTGGGGCGGTTTCAAATTCATGCCTTGCGCTTTTGCTGATGCGCGTCCCTTGGCGTTCAAGCCGCCCTTCGGGTTCTTTCCTTCTTTGCGTGTCCATGCGGGTGTCTTAGCCATAAAATACCGTAGCGGTTACTGAACCGCCCACGCCTACAAACATACCATTCTTACAGTAAATGCCCTCACCGGGAATCCTGACTGGCAGACCAATGATGTTGAACGTATCAAGCTCCAACAAGATAACGCTGTAGAACGTTATTGCTCCGCTGGTTGCGGTGCTGGCTGCCGTTGTCACTGTAAAAACGTTTGCGTTGGTCTTGGTAATTGCATAAACCCCATCTACTGCCGTGCCGGTGGTGAAGTCCATAAAGACTCTATCGCCTGTCTCTAGCCCGTGCGCCGTAATCGTTACCGTCACAGTAGTGCTTGGTGAAGTTCTAGCGTATGTACCTGTCTTAAAAACGGTAGGATCAGCCACTACAGAACTACGCACAGATGCCGTTGCTGGAGTTACCGTAATAGCTTTTAGGCGTACTGGGTAGGTAACCACTGATCTAGACACTGTTACATGGTAGGACTTAACGTCATAGTGCATAGCCATGATGCAGCCCTATCCGTAAAAGATGGTAGACGTAACCGTAGCAGACGGCAAAAACACATAGATACCCGTCTGAGCCAATATACCCTCACCGGGAATCAAAGTGTAAAACGAAGTCGCAGTAGAGCAGTCAATTTCAACCAATACGTCTTGGTACAGCGTCACAGCACCACTGGTAGTTAGCACGGCTGTAGCTACTGTAAATGTATTGGTTGCTACGGTTAAAACCGTATAAGTGTCCGGTACAGCAGTGCCAGTGGTGAAGTTCAGGATAACCCGGTCACCTACCGCCACCCCGTGATTAGCATAAGTTACCGTGCAAACCGTAGTGCCGGGGATGTCATACGTAGCGGCTTCTGCAACATTGTTTGCAACCGTTACATTCAGCGTAGAGGTAGCCGAAGGCGAAAGCACAATTCCTTTGAGGCGAGTGCGGTAAGGCACGGCTACGCCCGTCACAGTGTTGTGATACGACTTTACGTCATACTGCATCGTCATGTTCTTGCTCCGGTTCTGGTGCGTCTAACATGCGGGATTTTAGCTCCGCATTTTCCTTTGCCATTGCTGCTACAAGTCCCATAGCGTGATCTCTTTGGCTTTCCAGAAGCCCAAGCATGGCTTGAACCTCTGGGTCTTTATGAGTCAACATTAAGCAGCGCGAGTAACCAATTTCCAAACTGGGCTGGTAATTACCGCTGT